GTCCAGTGCCAGAACTTTTGCATTTGGAAACAATGGCGGTTATATCTATCATTATTTGGCCTATAGAGAACTGGTCAGAAGAAATCTGTCTACGCCCTATATATTAAGTACCAAGAGCAATTTCTCTTCGACTCCTGGCACACAAATTGGTTGGGCCAAGACCACCGGGGGCTACAAAGATCTGGCTTTTGCACCTTCAGGAACAAAATATTTTGAGCTGGTACAATCTAACAATAATTATGTCTATGATCGTACAACTCCAGTTGCATTTGGTTTTAATGCATCGGGCTACAGCACATCCTACTATAATCTAACACCAACAATACCAAACAGCGGCGCTCTGGTCAATGGTATCAGCATGCCCACTGCTAGAAGATTGTTTGTCAACACATCCAGTGTATTGTCTTTGACCACACTCAATGCCGACTATACCCTTATTGGATCTACTAGACCCAGTATCAGTCAGGGCACAGGATATTTTAGATTCAGCAGCACATGGAAGATGCGTTTGCATCCGTCGGGCACCAAACTGTTCGGTATTACCAACACATCAATGGGATTTAGAGAATACACAATTAACACAGCTTGGCAAATTGGTACCAGCTCCAGCAGTGTCACTGGTTCTTATTTATATAGTACAGCACTTAATACCAATGGATTTTGTCTAAACAATGATGGTACTAAATTTTATGCAATCAATGACTCTTCGGTCTACGAATTCAATGCTGCCAGTGCCTATACAGTGTCTGGCATGACCTATATAAGACGCAACACAACCATTGGTGGCGAAGCGCTGGCATTCAGCACCGACGGCAGTAGAATGTTTGTGTTGACTTCTAATTTTAGAATTAGAGTCTATAATCTAACCACTGTATATAATGTGGCCACCGCTGTGCTTGAAGATACATATACATTGCCCACTGGTGGTTTTAGCATAGGCAGTAGTTTTACACGCGATTTGATATGGCGCAGTGATGGTAAGAAATTATTTTTGGCTCTAACTAATAATAATCGTCCCTATCTGATAGAGTACAGTTGTGCACTAAATTGGACAGTGGTCACAGTCAGTTGGATACGAACCTGGGATCAATATTCTCCCAGTCACGACAATCGTAATGCCTATAGTCTAGACATTAGACCCGACGGGCAAAAGTTGTATATGATGGGCGACAATCAGACCGTCTATCAATATACCCTGTATGTACCTACCTAGGAGTCAAGTCATGTTGTTTTGTCTTGTTAAAAATAATCAAGTGGTAGCATATCCTTATACCTTAGATATGCTTAGAAATGATCATCCTCACACCAGTTTTCCCAGTGACCCCAGTTTAGAATTATTGAGTCTCTATAATATGCAAAGTGTGGTTGAACACGACATACCAGACATTGATCATTTGACACAAACTCTAAACTTTAGTTTTCCTCAATTGCAACAGGGACGCTGGCATCAGACTTGGCAGATCAGTCAACTTGATCCTGAACTGGCCAGTGAACGTGTGCGTGAAGAACGCAACCGTCGTCTTCAGGCATCGGATTGGACACAGGGCAGAGATATTCCAGATTCGATTGCCCTGCTCTGGGCCCAATATAGAATGCAATTACGTGACTTGCCCGATCAGCCGGGATTTCCCTATCAAGTGTCTTGGCCCGAACAACCTAACTGACTGACTCGGCCACTAGAATCTTTTGCCTGACAGGTTCACAGATCAAGGTACGTTGTATACCAGGGTGCAATGGACGAGGAGTTGCCGACAATGGCAACCAAGCATAGCCCAGATGTTCATCATTTAATACAGGAATAAATTCGTCATCCACACTGACAAAAAAAGTATGATAAACAAAACGCTCATCGGTACTGGTGTACTTTTCTATGGGAATCAATTTGGGGTCACGTATACGACCGCCCAATTCCTCTTCAATTTCTCTGGCCAGTCCGGTGACCACAGTTTCGCCGGGATCAATTTTGCCACCAGGCAAAGCCCATGTCATGGCCCATGAACTACCTTGTCTAAGCAAAAACAAGTAACGACCGGTGTTTTTGGCATAGATCAGTGCGCCCACGCCCTGTGCTATATTTCTAAACTCCAGGCCCCTACGCCGTAACGGCCTTCTATGCTTCGAGTCCATTGATCATTTTTCCATCGATACTGTTGACTGGTTGTAAGATTAGTCACAAACTCTACATTATTACTAGTTATGCTGTCAAAGGCCACAATCCAACTATTTCCGTTAAACTCAATGATGTCGTTGGCATTGGCCACTAACTCAGGATAACCTGACCTGAACCACAGAGGGGGGCCATCGGCTGTGCTGAGATTACCGTCGTCATTGGCATATGACCCAATGGGGTTTACGATCAAATATCTAGCGCCCGGACCAGGCGACAGTAAGTTACTGTCCGGGCGCACATTCAAAGGATCAATTATAGCTGTCACAGGAGTCAGTGTATTGGTTGGCATGGTGTCAACCAATGGTGTAAACAGTAATAGACTGTTATCAGTTGGATGGTAGGCCACTGTACCAACCACAGTGATACCATCGTTTTCTAGTCTAACACGGCTAATGCCATTGGACAACAGATCAATGTTTGGCGGTGCATTGCTGAGTTCGCCAAAACTGCGTATGGCCACAGACCAATTGCCCGATGTCAGTCCCGACACTGTGTCGTCACTGAATTCCAGTTGATTGTCGCTGTAGTAGAGTTTTAGAGTGTAGGTCAGTGTTCCGCCGACAAGACTGCTCAACAATACCACATTCAAGTTGATTGGAGTATAGATACGACGCCCAATGTGTAGACTGGCCTGAATATTAAATGAGTTAGTTTCGTAGTCAATGGTACCGTTGCTTTGATAGATGTCGGCAACGACTTCCTGTATGACTCCCATACGTTTGACTTTGGCCGGCGCACTTAACCAAATTGGTAAATCAAAAGTCAAGGTGGCCACATCAATGGGATCTTCGGTACCAATGGGCACACTGCGGCTGGTCCAGGCTATGTCAGTCAGTTCAACATAGCTCAAACTGGTCCAGTCCACATAGCTGTCAGTGCTTTGCAATTCAAGACTGGGATTGAACAGTACACCAATTTGCTCTAGTAATTGTAATTTTTGATCGGTGTTGGTGGTCCATATGTCAACTTTTAATGTCAACAGAAATGGCACTGGCATCAATCGTTCTACTGTCAGCAAATCTCCTTGATAACTGGTATATTGTTGCGTCACAGGGTCAAAAGCACGCTCGCGTATCTGCATTTTGCTTATAAATTGCGGCTCTTGTATTCTAGGGCGATCATAACGTAAAGCATTGATATAGACTGCCATGGCTGGCACACTAGGCAAATTGTTTTCGCTGTTGCGAGTCAAAATACTGGCCACCTGACGACTGCTGTCACCATAGTAGATTGGCACACGCAGTAGACTGCTGATACCTTGGCGATCGCGTCCTATGTTGATTTCAAAATTACTGAGCAATCTTATAAATTGCTGCAAAAACCTGCGTATTTGACCTGTGTAAAAATATGAACTCATGGATTGTCAATTTTTGGTTTTAGTACCTGATGCAGACTTTGTTTGCTCAATTGCACGTTGCCGCGTACATCAGTGTAGGTGTTAATGTTGTTTATAAAACTGTTACGTTGTGTGAGATTGTCGGCAGCACCATTGGTAATATTGGTACGCACATTATCTTCAATTTTCATCCAGCGATTGCCATCCCATCTGAATAACCTATTGGGTGTGTAATCCAGTCTCAATGAGTAGGTGCCCACTGTGGGATTGGCCGGAAAACTGGTACCCGAAATCACAGGCAAGTCGTTGGGCGCTAGACCGTTACCAGAAAGCCATCCATTTACAGCAAAGTCTGGGGTCTTGTCATCGCGACTACGATGATAGATGGCACTGGTATCATAGCCCGATTCGGGTAACTCGGCCTCAGACTGGTCAATGATGGCATCATTGATTTCTGTGTAACGTTCGTAGTTACTTAGAATATCGCGTATGGGACGACTGTCGGTGTCGCTGACTGTGATAGTTTTGAGTATGTCTTTGTACTCTTGACTGTCTACCAAGGGATTGATCTTGCAGCGCCATAGGTGTGGCCACCAGGTGGGGCTATAACCCTCGGCTGCACGAGTGCAGTCGCTGACCACAAAGAATCGTTTTAGTGTTGTGGGCAAGTCTGGATCCAAGGTATCATAATCAATTAGATGTTGTAATTCGAGCACGTCGCCATTCATAATTCTGCGTCCTAGAATTTCAATCATGTCATTGATATGAAACACCATAAACAGTGTGCCAGTTTGTAGGAACAAACCAAACTGTGTTAGATCAAATGCGTTGTCGGTGACTTGATAAATACCTCGCATTTTGTAGACATTTTCCTCGTACTTTCTGTCACGATTTTCTAAGAACAGCAGATCTTGTATGTTTAGTTCACTTTGTGTGACATTGGATGGCTGAGTATAGTCGCCGCTGTTGTCATTGGATATGGGACCCAGGTACTTGTGCACCAAGATACCGGTGCCCGAAATGGTAAACATTTCGGATATGCGACGATCAAAAAATCGATAATCCGCACTGTGTTTTCCATCTTTCCAGAGAGATAAACGGCCTATGATAGTTCTCCTAATTTATTATTTATGGTTCAACTTGACAGCCACTGAGTCTACCCGTATACTAAAATCATGTACGAACAGGCTCTGCAAACCTATAGAGATTTAGACAAGAGAATAGCTCAAATCAACAGTTGGGCTGTCAAGCGAGATCTAAAACGAATGTTGCGTCATTGCGACAACATATCCAGAGAAATCAGCAAAGAAAATGTCAACTTTATGCGTACTGGACGCCCGAGTCAGCATTTGTTGGAATTACACCACAAGTTCGCGGAATCAGTGACAAGTCTGGATCAATATGTTACACTAGCATTATTGTCAATTTAGGAGCACTTATGGCCAAGATCAAAGGCATCAAAGTACCCAAACGCAAAGAGCCCAGTGCTCGTTTGCTGGCGGCCGATGAAAAAGCCACTGGGCCGGAGCCCCAATGGGACACTCAACAAGCACTAGAATTTGATGATGCAACCTTTGATCATCATCTACGCAAGAGTTTTCACTACTATAATTATCACTATTCAGTCAAGCAGACTAGACGCCACTTGAGTGATTGGCTCACACGAAATAGCACACTAGATCAGAAGGTTCTGGAGCGTTTTGAACGCATTGCCGATCGTTATGTGCTGATGACACCTTGTAGTTTGATCATGGCGCACCGCCGTGGTATGCCTCTAAAGGATCGACATATACAATACATCAATGATCAAGTCAATTACAGCCTGAATCTAGCGGCCAAAGGCGGGGACTATGGCAAGGAAATTGTGACCGGTCCTGTGCAGCTACTAGAGCGCAAGGTCACGATTCAAGATCGTCTAGATGACAAAACCAGTGAGTTGATCGGCGAGATCGAAGGCATCTATGACCAAATTCTGGCCAAAGAAAAAGTTGAATTTAAGATTTATGATTTTTTAACTCTACATCGTGTGCCACAGAGCCAATTGGGTAAATACGAAGATGTATTCAATCGTCGCACCCAAGAACTTATGTCAGCACAGGATCGGCAAGATGCACAGTTGGTGGAGTCATATCGTCATTATCGGGCTGGTGATTACAAACGTCTGTTTGCCTTTCTTGCTGATCTTTTGGCTGGAATCGACGAGTACCGCAAAGTTAAAAAAGCGGTCAAAAAGGCTCGAGTACGCAAGGCACCGGCCAAAGAAAAAGTAGTGGCTCGTCTCAAGTATGCACCAGATGACAAGGGACTCAAGATTATCAGTGTTAATCCGGTTGATATCATTGGTGCTCAAACACTTTGGACTTACAATACAAAAACTCGTAAGCTGGGCTGCTATGTGGCCGAAGCTGCCAGTCAACTGACTGTCAAAGGCACAGGCATTGTTGGCTATGATCAGACCAAAAGTGTGGCCAAAACTCTACGACGTCCTGAGGAACAGCTAAAAGAACTGCTCAAAGCCGGTAAAGTAGCATTGCGCTCTTTTCTCAAAGACATACGAGCAGTTGAAATCAAACTAAACGGGCGCATCAATGAAGATACTTTGTTGGTCAAAGTGACATAGTATGCTAGTCCCAGATAAATACCTTATCTGGGAATTATCTTATGGTCACAATCAAAACCGGCTTAAACAACCGTAATAGCATAGCTACTGAAAGTCTGGGGGGCCCTGGTCCTATTGCCTTTGATGGCACCAGTCTGGATACCAATAGCAGTAAACGCAGGGATATTGTTGATTACATAAGACTAAGGTTGGCCGATGGCATAGTAGATGTTGAACTAGATCAAGAGCACTATGATTTGTCAATCAAACAAGCATTGATCAAGTATCGACAAAAAAGCAGTGCCAGTGTGGAAGAAAGCTATGCGTTTCTTGAACTGTTGCCCGAAACACAAGAATATATTTTGCCGCAGGAAATAATACAAGTGCGCCAAATCTTTCGGCGCGGTATTGGTTCGGTCACTGGTACCACTGCCAGTCAATTTGAACCTTTTGCCAGCGGTTACTTGAATACCTATATGCTAGTAGCCGGTAGGGTGGGAGGTCTGGCCAACTATGAATTGTTTGTGCAGTATCAAGAGCAAGCAATGAAAATGTTCGGTGGGCACATTAATTTTATATGGAACAGTGTGACCAAAAAATTAACTTTGGTGCGTAAGATTCCCGAAACCGGACGCAATTATGTAAGACTGGCCAATCTAAGTGCCAATGGTACCGCAGTGGGCAGTACTATTAGCATAGTTACACAAGATGTTTGGACAGTAAGAGCTGGTGCCAGTCTGGCAATCACCAACTGTTTTGTTGGCGGATACAATGGCAACTATCAGATCCAAACTGTCAATACCAGTACTAACACAGTTACAGTGGTGGCCACTAACACACTACAAAGCACCAGTGTCACTGATTTTGATTTACGCAGAACACAGATCAGCAGCCCCAGCACCGACGAACCCGCCGAAGTAGTCATGTTGTGGTGTTATAACTACAAACCAGATCAGATGATTCTTAATGATATCTACGCATATCCTTGGATACAGGATTATGCCTACGCCATGGCCAAACAGATCTTAGGCGAAGCTCGTAGTAAATTTGCTACTTTGGCCGGACCACAAGGTGGCACTAGCTTAAACGGCACGGCATTGATCTCAGAAGCCAAAGAAGAAATGCAGAAACTAGAAGAAGATCTAAAAAATTATGTAGACGGTGCTGCTCCTTTGACATGGGTAACCGGATAACTATGAAAATCAATGAAATTATAATCGAAGGTTCCAAAGGCAAATTGCAGAAAAGCCAAAGTCGAGCCATGCATCGTGTTCATGCTTACAATGACAGCTATGATGCCGGCAGCAATTATAACTTTTATCGAGTAGGCATGGCCGCTGCCATGGCAGATGGTTCCGGCAAACCATTGGACATCGACGATAGAACCTGGTTTCACAATAACAATATCACAGTGCCCTACTCAGAAAAAGATCACGAAATTATGCATCATGCTTTTAAGGCAGTAAACAGTGATGTCAAACCTATAGTAAAAGATCATCGTAGTCTAGAAGACAAAAAAACTAATAAAAACAGTCCAGTGGCCTCGAAAAAACGAAACAAGTACGGAGTCTAAACTAGTTGACTTTGGCATTGGAATAGTCTAAAATCCTGACAATGCGTAAAGTCATTGGAATTTCTGGTTTAATCGGATCCGGCAAAGACACTGTAGCTGACTATCTTGTCAACTATCATGAGTTTCGTCGTGAAAGTTTTGCCAGTACTCTAAAAGATGCAGTTGCAGCAGTGTTTGGCTGGGATCGCATGATGTTGGAAGGACGTACTAGATCTAGTAGAGAATGGCGCGAACAGATAGACATCTGGTGGGCCGATCGTCTTGGTATTGCTGATCTAACACCGCGGTGGGTCTTACAACACTGGGGTACTGATCTAATGAGAAATTATTTTCACGATGAAATTTGGGTGGCCAGTCTCGAAAACAAGCTGCGTCAGAGTCGAGATAATATTGTGTTCAGCGATGTTAGATTTTCCAATGAAGTTGATGCCATACGCAAACAGGGTGGCAAGTTGGTCTGTGTTGAGCGCGGGACAAAGCCGCCCTGGTACAAAGATGCTCAATGCTGTTTACAGTCAATGAAAAGTCTTTGGCCTGGTATACATGCCAGCGAATACAGTTGGGTCAATACTAAATTTGATCTGGTCATTAACAACAACGGCACGATCAACGACCTATATGCACAAATTAAAAGTCTGGTTTCAGAGCACTAGGGCGCCATCTGCTATCGCCAACTTCTTGTTGGCAATTTAGACAGATAGTTTTAAGATTTACCCAATTGGCATTGTTGACATTGCCGTCTATATAGTAGACATTGCTTTGTTCTCGAGTTTTGAATTTAAATCCACAGCGATCACAACGTGTGCTTAGTTTGTAGCCTGATTTGATCCAGCTGGGAACCATTGGCTGTAAATGACGCCGTTGGTGTATGCACGATGTACAGGCAGTTCTATAGTGTACCCGGCCATTCTTGTAATAGTTAATGGCCACTGGGTGTCTGAGACAAATAGGACAGTGTTTACGTTCCATATAGTGTATTTATTGTCAAAGGACCTGGCAAAGGTCCTAGTAACCCATAAGATTTCGCTATGTCAAATAAATACTTGAACAGCAGTGTTTGGTTATTTATAAGGAAAACAACATGGCACTAGTATCACCGGGAATTGAAGTTAGTATAATTGACGAAAGCCAATATTTATCTACCGCTGTAGGCACAGTACCTTTACTGATTGTGGCCACAGCGGAAAACAAATTAGTCAATGGTCTTATTGCACCAGGTACTACCAAAACCAATGCAGGTAAGATTTATGGTATCACCAGTCAACGTGAACTGGCAGCTACTTTTGGTGTACCCGTTTTCCGTCGCAGTGCCAATGACGTGCCCTTGCATGGTGATGAATTAAATGAATACGGACTAATGGCCGCATACAGTGCGCTGGGTCTGGGCAATCGTGCCTGGATTGTGCGTGCCGACATTGATCTCGATGATCTAGTAGGTACACAAAGTCGTCCAAAAGGACTCAGTCCCAATGGTACCAATTGGCTTGATACCAGCAATACTCAGTACGGCATCTTTGAATTTGATGACAGCGTTGCTATCCCCGGCGTGCCATTTGTGTCAAAAACTCCTATTGTAATTGATTTGGTGACAGATACCACTGGTAGTCCCCCTGTTCCCAACACCAACATTGGTGCCAAGGGCGATTATGCTGTGGTAGTGCACGACGACAACAACTATGTTTTCTTTAAATCCAGCAACAACAGTTGGCAACATCTGGGCAGCAGTGCCTGGGCCGATGATATTCCTGTGGTAACTACAACCAAGAGTAATGCTGCGGTCTTTGGCAGCTTTACAATGACCAGCAGTGACTCAATTACTATCAATGGCACAACAGTTAGCCCGGTGTCTAGTATTACCAGCATGGCAGGTTTGGCCAGTTTGGTCAATACAGTCAACGCAGCCAATGTCATTGCCAATGTCAATACAGTGACCCAACGTCTTGAAATTAGAATTACCACTGGTAGTAACAGCGGTGCAGGAAATCTTACAATTGCCGGCAGCAGTACATTGTTGGCCAATTTGGGTCTGGCGGCCGGTAGCTACAGTCGTGCTGCGGTCAGCTATGGATCATTTGCTCAACAACCGGCCTGGCGCCGCACAGACACTGTGCCAAGACCCAGTAAAAGTGTCTGGATTAAAACCAGTGTACAGGGCGGCGGCATTAACTTTGTCTACAAACGTTATAATGCCACAACCGGTCTATGGAACATGCAAACTACCAAAGTTTATGCCAATGGTTATGAAGCATTGTACGGGTTAGATTCTGTGGGCGGTGGTCTAAATATCACTGCTGGTACTACTTTCGTCAAATATAATGTCAATAACGATGGTAAAGTAAGTTTTAAGCTCTACACACAGCGTGTCAGTGGTCAAACCAAGGTAACAGGTTCGGTCACTGCACCAACGTTTGTAACCAATGAAACATTTACTATTGTGGCCAGTGTTCCTGGATCCTCTACTCCGACGGTCAGTGCCACATGTACCATACTTGGCACCACAGCAGCAGCATTTGTTGCAGCTATTCAAGCAGCCGGTGTACCCAATGTTACAGCACTAGTTGAAACCAGCGGAGCGATTACTATCAGTCACAGATCTGGTGGTATAATCACATTGACCAACACCATTGGTACTCCTATTACTGCCGCAGGATTTTCCCCACCAGTTTACACGCTGGTCAATGGTATATCGACTCAGACCAGTGGTGTAGTCGGTGTAACTCCAAATTTAGTAACTGGCAGCATCAATCTCAGTAACTGGATACCCAGTGTCTATACCTATAGCGGCAGTGAACCATATACTGTACCTGCAGATGGCAGGCTCTGGTACTACAATGATCCCACTGAAGTTGATATTATGATCAGCGACACTGCCGGATGGCGTGGCTATAAGAATGTTAGTTCAGACGCTCGCGGTTACAATCTGACAGTGTCAGATCCATTGGGTGTGATTGTCAGTGCTAGCCGCCCAGAATACCAAAGCGATAACACTGCACTAGAAAGTGGCGATCTATGGTTAGATACCAGTGATCTAGAAAACTATCCCAGGCTTTATCGTTTTGACAAAGCCACGCAGACCTGGAATCTAATAGACAACAGCGATCGTACCACACAAAACGGTATTATATTTGCCGATGCTCGTTGGAGCACCACAGCCAATGTCAATCCAATCACTGGGACAATTGCCAGTATTCAAAGTCTTTTAATCAATGACAACGTTGATCCGGATGTGCCCGACTACAGATTGTATCCACGTGGTACACTGTTGTTTAACACACGTCGCAGCGGATACACTGTTAAGAAGTTTGTGTATAATTATTTTAATGCCACAGCTTTTCCTTCAGCCACACTGCCAAGTGCGACCAGTGGTGGTAACAATGCTTGGGTCAGCCAACTTGGTTATGATAGTGTAACACAATACCCATTGTTAGGGCACAAAGCACAGCGCAATCAAATAGTTGAAGCCATGAGAGCCGCAGTTGATGGTAACCTTGATCTACGTGAAGAAGGTTATGCTTATAGCTTGTTGGCAGCTCCTGGCTATCATGAGTTGATTCCTAACTTGATTGCACTAAACAATGATCGTGCTAACACAGGCTTTGTTATTGGTGATAGTCCGATCCATCTGCGTAGCACAATCAATGAAATTAACACATTTAGTAATTCATTGACCACTGCTACTCCATATCTTGGTGTATACTATCCTAGCGCATTGACCACAGACTTAAGTGGTAATGAAATTGCTGTACCTGCTAGCCATATGATGTTGCGTACTTTCCTATACAGCGACAATGTCAGCTATCAGTGGTTTGCACCAGCTGGTACACGTCGTGGGTTAGTTGACAACGCACTGGCACTAGGTTATGTTGATGCCAACAGTGGTAGTTTTGTAATCACTGGTATTAACAACAATCTGCGTGATGCACTCTATGAAACAAGAATCAACCCAATCACATTGATCAATGGTGTTGGTATTGTTGCTTATGGTCAGAAAACACGTAGTGCAGTGATCAGTGGTGCTAGCAGTTCATTGGATCGTATCAATGTTGCTCGTCTGGTAAATTACCTACGTACAGTACTGTCTGGAGTAGGCAATCAATTCCTGTTCGAGCCAAATGATAAAATCACTCGCGATCAAATCAAACAGTTGATTGAAAGTTTGATGAACGATCTAGTGGCCAAGCGTGGTATCTACGATTACATTGTAGTCTGCGATGAAACCAATAACACAGCAGATCGTATTGCTCGCAATGAGTTGTATGTTGATATAGCAATTGAACCAATGAAGGCGGTTGAATTTATTTACATTCCGATTCGCTTGAAGAATCCTGGAACAATTGCAGGCACAGCCACAGCAGGAATTACCACTGCCTAAGTTAGGTTAGTGGCTATTATAAAACAGGCACTCGGGTGCCTGTTTTTCTCCATTCATATAAACTATGTCCACAATCCCAGACTCTATTAAGTCCTTGTTGTACACGATTTTCCCATTCAGTTAGTGTAGGATCATCTGCAGAATTTTTTCGTAAAGTATATCTGTGTATACGTCCTATGTAATTAGGACGTATATACCAGTAATTCGGAGTTCCACGATTAACTAAATCAAATCCTAGTGTTTGATATAAGTGACCTTGGCTCCAACGATTATCCGAATAACTTATAACACGATCAGGGTTTTGTGTTTTAACAAAATGCTTAAACAGTCGACCAGCGGCACCTACTATACTGGTATCTAATAGACTGCAAAATCTATTGATCTCCCAGGTCGAATTATTTTTTCGAGAAATATTATCTTTGGCAAAAGTCATTACTGATACAAGTCGATCTTTGTAGTAGAGACCAAGTCGGTAGTTAGTTCTACCTGATCCTTGTATATGGTTATCTCGACAAAATTCACCAGCGACCTTACTAGTAATTTCTCTTATTTGGCATTGCCGCGCATAAATCCTTTGACTGCTAACTCCTAATAGGTGACGTAATCTGCTACGCACTATATCTTGATGTAGATGCCATTCATCTTCGAAAATAGTTATCAATTGAATTCCTTGATCGGTTATTGCTTTGTATTTTTCGTAGTCACGCTTAGGACTACGGTCATTGGCCAATTGAACAAGTTCTGAATGCCAATATAAGCCGTTGTACTCAATGGCTAAATTTCGACTAGGTACAAATATATCTAGTTCGTTGTCGTGATATTTCCGACTACGATAGTTAGAACGTGCATCGGGGCAAAGATTACTAACAAATTCAAACAATTCCTTTTCAGCGCGACTTCGTGTGATTTTTCTAGGATAACATGTAGGGCACATTGATCCTTGAAATTTACTGGGTGTAAAATATTGTCGAGTATAGCTAAAATTGGTGTCGCAAACTTGGCACTGTAAATCTACTATATTATTATTTAAATTATTACAAATTTTATAATTATATTTTATAGCCAAATTTAGTATATTTTCATTGGCTAAATCTGACTTAACTTTATTGGATTGCTTGCTGGCTACTCGAATTTTTTCTAAA